ATGGTGGACACGAAGGTGCCTTCCAGCACCCGGCCGCGCGTCATGCGCGCCGCCCCCAAAGACCGCTGGCGGCGCGTGTTCCTGAATGCGCTGGCTGCGACCTCCAACGTCACCGCATCTGCCAAAGCGGCCAATGTGCCGACGTCCAAGGCCTATGACGCACGGCGCAAGGATGCGGCGTTTTACCGCGCTTGGCAGGAAGCGCTGTGCGAAGGTTATGAGCATCTGGAAATGGCGCTGCTCCACCGCTTGCGCGAAGGCGAAGTGAAGGCCGCTCCGGGCGCCAAGCGCGGCGTGCGCGTGTTCGACAATGCCACCGCCCTGCGCTTGCTGATCGCCCACCGCGATTCCGTTTCGCGGCAGCAGGCGATCCGCGGCAACGAGGATGCGCAGGCCGTGATCGCGGAGATCAACGCGCGCATCCTGAAGCTGCGCAAGCCGGCCGAGTTGGAAGCGCCATCCACGATCGACGCGGCGGCGGAGCCTTGCGATGACTGAGACCGAACTCTTCACGCGCTATGCCGGGGCCAGCGACGCGGATCGCCAGCGGGTGTTCGCCGGTCTGCACGACGACGGCCCCGTCGAAACGAGAAGCAACTGGCGCATGTGGGGCCGGGCGGAGCAAATCGCGCCCGCCGGAGACTGGCGGACGTGGCTGATCATGGCCGGGCGAGGCTTTGGCAAGACCCGCGCCGGGGCGGAATGGGTGCGCGAGATGGCGGAGGCTTATCCCGACGCCCGCATCGCGCTGGTCGCCGCATCCTTGAGCGAGGCGCGTGCCGTGATCGTGGAGGGCGAAAGCGGCTTGCTCTCGCTCGGTCCGGTGCATCGCCGCCCTGCCTTCGAGCCCTCGCTGCGCCGCGTGACCTGGCCCAACGGCGCGCAGGCCACGCTCTATTCGGCAGGTGAGCCGGATTCGCTGCGCGGCCCCCAGCACAGCCACGCCTGGTGTGACGAGATCGCGAAGTGGGACAATGCCGGCGGCCGTGCCATCGCCGCGTGGGACAACCTGCTGCTGGGGCTGAGGCTGGGCGCGCAGCCTCGCATCGTCGCCACCACCACGCCGCGCGCGGTTCCGCTGATGCGCCGCCTGCTGGCCGAGCCCGAAGGCGAGATCATCGTCACGCGTGGGCGGACCGAGGACAATGCCCATAACCTGCCGCTGCGCTTCGTGCGCGATGTGCGGCGCAGCTTCGGGCGATCGCTACTGGGTCGTCAGGAGCTAGACGGCGAGATGGTGGAGGATCTGCCCGGAGCGCTGTGGACCCGCGCCATGCTGGAGGACTGCCGCGAGGACGGCCCGCCGAACATGACGCGGGTGGTGATCGGGGTGGATCCGCCCGCCTCGGGCCGGGGCGACGCCTGCGGCATCGTCGTCGTCGGGCTCGGCGCCGATGGTCTGGCGCGTGTCGTGCACGACGGTTCGCTGGTGAAGCCCAGCCCGGAACGGTGGGCACGCAAGGTGGCCCGCACCAGCGACTTGTGGAACGCCGACCGCGTGATCGCCGAAGCCAACCAGGGTGGCGAGATGGTCGGCTCCGTGCTGCGCGCCTCGGGCATCGCGATGCCGGTGAAACTGGTCCACGCCAGCCGGGGCAAAGTGGCCAGAGCCGAACCCGTCGCCGCGCTCTACGAGGCCGGGCGCGTGCGGCATGCGGGGATCTTCCCCGAACTGGAAGACCAGTTGTGCGGCCTCATCACCGGCGGCGGCTACGAAGGGCCGGGACGCTCCCCCGACCGCGCCGATGCGCTGGTCTGGGCGCTGACCGAATTGATGCTGCAGCCCCGCGGCGCGCCCAGCGTGCGGCTGGCGCTGTGATGCACCGTTCCAAGTATCCCCGCCGAGCCATCCCAGCAAACCGAGAGAAGGCGTAAAATGTCGATCATCCAGTCGCTAGTCACCGCTTTCAAGGGCACTGAAAAGCGCGTGCCGCTGGCGCGTGGCTCCGCCTCGCCCTGGCACTTCGCCACCGGCACCGCATCGCGCGCGCCGTTCGAATACAACGCCGCCGTGCGCCGCGCCTATCTGGAGAACCCGGTGGCCCAGCGCGCCGTGCGCTTGGTGGCTGAAGGGATCGCCGGTGCGCCGCTGCTGCCCGCCGATCAGCGCCTGGCCTGCCTGGTCGGCGATACCAGCGCCGGGCAATCGCTGCTGGAAACGCTCGCCTCGCACCTGCTGCTGCACGGCAACGCCTTCGTGCAGGTGCTGAAGGATTCCCGCGGCTTTCCCGTGGATCTGTTTGCCTTGCGGCCCGAGCGGATGAGCGTGGTCGCCGGGCCGGATGGCTGGCCCACCGCCTGGACCTACACCGTCGGCGGCCGCCCGGTGACGATCGCGTTGGAGGATGAGGACGCCAGCCCGAACCTGATCCACATCCGCCACTTCCACCCGGCGGACGATCACCACGGCGCGGGTTGCCTGGTGGCCGCAGAGCAAGCGGTGGTGATCCACAATGCCGCCGCCGACTGGAACCGCCAGATTCTGGAAAACTCCGCCCGCCCCTCCGGCGCGCTGGTTTACGATGGCGGCGATGGCGCGACGTTGACGGGCGAGCAGTTCGACCGCTTGCGGGACGAGTTGAGCCGGACCTTCGCCGGCGCGGCCAACGCCGGGCGGCCGCTGCTGCTGGAAGGCGGGCTGAAGTGGCAGGCCATGGCGATGACCCCGGCGGACATGGACTTCGCCACGCTGAAGTCCGCCGCCGCGCGCGACATCGCGCTGGCCTTCGGCGTGCCCCCTATGCTGCTGGGTCTGCCGGGCGATGCGACATACGCCAATTATCGCGAGGCCAACCGCGCGCTGTGGCGGCTAACCCTGCTGCCACTGGCCACCAAGCTGCTGGGCGCGCTGGCGGAGGGGCTGGCCCCGTGGTTCCCCGCCGAACCGGGCAAGCCGCTGCTGGCGATCGACCTCGATCGCGTCCCCGCGCTGGCCGAGGATCGCGAGCGACTGTGGGCGCAAGTCACCGCAGCCGACTTTCTGAATGACGCGGAAAAGCGCGCAATTCTCGGCCTTCCGGCAAAGGATGAAGGGAACATTTCATGAACAATGACCTGCTGGCCGGTTTGCTTTCGCAAGCCCGCTCCGAAGGAGTCGATCTCGTCACCCTGCGCGCCATCGTCGAGGAGGCGAGCGAGCTGGGGGCCAAGCGCACCCTGGCCTCGGTCGGGCTGGACGATGCGCGTGCCTCGGGCGACTTGTCCGAACTGCGCGAGCTGCTGCGCGCCTGGCGCGATGCCAAGGCGAGCGCCCGCAACGCCGCGCTGGCCTGGATCGTGCGCGGGTTCTGCGCTCTGGTGCTGCTGGGACTGGCCGTGCGGCTGGGCGCGACGGAACTGCTGAAGTGAGCCTGCGCTTCGCCGGATATGCCGCGCTGTTCGGGCGGCGCGATGCCGGGCGCGATGCGATCCGGCCCGGTGCCTTCGCGCAATCGCTGGCGGGTCGCCGCGATCCGCTGCCGCTGTTCTGGCAGCACCGCGCCGACCAGCGCATCGGCTGGGTCGAGCATATCGCCGAGGATGGGCGCGGCCTGCGCGTGATCGCCAGCGTCGATAATCCCGAAGGCGGCGCAGGCCGGGCTCTCCTGCGGCGCGCGGTGACGGGGCTGAGCTTCGGCTACGCCACCCGCGCGGCTTCGCACTCGGCCAGCGGACGCGATCTGCTGGCGGTGGACCTGCTGGAAGTCAGCCTCGTCAGCTTCCCGCTGCAACACGGCGCGCGAGTGCATCTCGTCATGCCGCGCTCCTGAGAGACGGCCCCTGCCCGGATCTCGTCACTGCTTCACCACGAAAGGCCAATGCCCCATGGAAGATACCCAGACCCTTGATTCCTCGTTCGATATCGTCGCCCGCCAGGACGCCACCGATGCCGCGGTAGAGGCGCTGCGCAGCGATGTGGACGAGGTAAAGTCCCGCCTCGATCGCGTCAGCCGCGCCGCGTCCCGCCCGGTGATCGGCGGCGCGGGCCAGACCATCGAAGTGAAGAGCTTCGTCGACGGCTACTTGCGCCAAGGTCGCGAGACGGAGGTGAAATCGCTCTTCGGCGCGGTGGCCAGCGATGGCGGCTATGCCGTCCCGCGTGAGATCGACGCCCTGATCGCCACCCGCCTCAAGGACGTCAGCCCGATCCGCTCGATTGCGCAGATCGTGCAGACCGGCAGCGCGGGCTATCGCAAGCTCATCACCACCGGCGGCACCGCGTCCGGCTGGGTGAGCGAAACCGCCACGCGGCCCGAAACCGCCACACCCAGCTTCGCCGAGATCGCTCCGCCCTCGGGCGAACTCTACGCCAACCCGGCGGCGAGCCAGGCGATGCTGGACGATGTCGCGTTCGATCTCGAAACCTGGTTGGCGGACGAGATCGCGGCCGAGTTCGCGCGGGCCGAAGGCGCGGCCTTCGTGAACGGCAACGGCACCAATCGCCCGCGCGGCTTCCTGTCCGGCACGCCCAGCGCCGCCGATGATGCCGCGCGCGCTTTCGGCACGCTGCAGTTCCTGGGCAGCGGCAACGCCACCACCTTGGGCGCGGAGCCGGAGGAGAAGCTGATCGACCTGATCCATTCGCTCAAGTCCGGGCACCGCCAAGGCGCCAGCTGGGTGATGAACGCGGCGACGCTGGCCGAAGTGCGCAAGTTGAAGACCAGCGACGGCGCCTTTGTGTGGCAACCGGGCCTGGTCGAAGGGCAGCCGGACCGCCTGTTGGGCTACCCCGTGGTCGAGGCGGAGGACATGCCCGATATCGCGGCCAATGCCTTCCCCATCGCCTTCGGCAACTTCCGCGCCGGCTACCTGATCGCGGAACGCAGCGCCACGAGCATCCTGCGCGATCCCTTCACCAACAAGCCCTTCGTCCACTTCTACGCCACCAAGCGGATCGGCGGCCAAGTGCTGGATAGCGATGCGATCAAGCTGCTGAAGATCACCGCCTGATTTCAGCGCCTTCCCCTCTTCCCTGGTCGTTCCCGCGCAGGCGGTGGCGGCGAGGGAAGGGTCTTGCCCTCGGAGGTATCATGAACCGCATCATCCTCACCCCTGCCGCGCCGCCGCCCGCGGCACTGGCCGAACTGAAACAGTGGCTGGGCATCACTCTTTCCGCAGACGACACCCCGCTGGCCCTGCTGCTCGCCACCGCGATGGATGCTTGCGAGGCGTTCACCGGCCTGATGCCGCTGGAGCAGGGCTGCGAGGAAGTGCTGCCCTCCCACGCCTGCTGGCAAGTGCTGGCGACCCGCCCGGTGCAAGCGATCGTCAGTGTGGAGCAGATCGCCGGAGACGGCACGCGTGAAGCGCTGGCGTCCGATCGCTACGAGATGGAATTGCGCGCGGACGGCTCCGGGCTAGTCCGCCTGCGCTTTCCCCAGGCGGGCCGGGTCGCGGTTCGCTTTGCCGCGGGCCTGGCGGCGGACTGGGATGCCCTGCCCGAAGCCTTGCGCCACGGCATCGTCCGCCTCGCCGCGCACCAGCATCGCGCGCGTGAGGATTCGGGCGCAGCGCCGCTGCCACCTGCCTCGGTCGTCGCGCTGTGGCGGCCATGGCGACGGGTGCGCATCGCATGAGCGCGCAAGTCCCCGGCTTCGACGCGCTCGTCCGCCGCCTTCAGGCCCGCGCCGTGCGGCTGGCCCAGGCCCGCCGCTCCGCCCGCCGCCCCAATCGCTGGCGGGAAGCTCGCTGGCTCTGGCCTCTTTTTACGAAAGGTTAAGCCATGGAAGTGCCCTTGCGCGCCGCACTGATCGCCTGGCTGCGGGCCGATGCCGCGCTGACCAGCCGCCTCAACGCCATCGTCGAGGAGGCACCTTCGCGCACCAGCCTGCCCTGGCTCGCCCTCACCGCCAGCGCCAGCACCGACTGGAGCACCAAGACGCAAGCGGGCCGCGAAGTGCGCGTGGCCTTCGAACTGCACGCCCGGGGCGATGCGCCGGACGGCACCGCCGATCTCGTCACGCTGATCGAAGCGCGTATCGCCAGCCTGCCGCGAATGCAGCCGGACTTCACGGTGGTGTCCGCCCGCTTCCTGCGCGCCCGTGCCGAGCAGCGTGGCGAAAACCGCCGCGCCACCCTGATCGAATACGTCTTTCGCGTGCTCGCCCCCTCAACAGGAGACTGACCCATGACCGCCCAGAAAGGCAGCGCCTTCCTGCTCAAGATTTCCGATGGCGCGATACCCGCCGTCTACCAGACCGTCGCTGGCTTGCGCACCACGCAGATGAGCGTGACCGGCGAAAGCGTGGTGATCACCAACAAGGCCAGCGCGGGTTGGCGCGAACTGCTCTCTGGCGCGGGGGTGCGCACCGTGTCCATCAGCGCGGCGGGCATCTTCCTGGGCAGCGCGGCCGAAGCCAAGGTGCGCGCCAATGCGCTGGCGGGCACGCTCGACGATTACGAGCTGTCGTTCGAGGATGGCGAAAAGCTGCGCGGCCGGTTCCTCGTGCAGCGGCTGGACTATGCCGGCGATTTCAACGGGGAGCGCAACTACACCCTGCAGCTGGAAAGCTCCGGCCAAGTGGTGCCGGCATGAGCGCGGCCCCCAACCCCCATCGCGGTGAGGCGGCCCTGCCGTTGGGCGACCGCACGCTGACGCTGCGTCCCAGTTTCGGTGCGCTCTGTGCGGCCGAGGAGGAATTGGGCCCGCTGTTCGCCCTGGTCGAACGCGCCAGCCGTGGCGAACTGCGGCTGCACGAGATGGCCAGTCTGTTCTGGCACTGCCTGACCGAACGTGACGGGTGCGACCGCGAGACGATGGGCGAGGCGGTGCTGGCGCTGGGCCTTGCCGCCGCCGCCGTCCCCTTACGCGCGCTGTTGCACCAGATCCTGCGCGGCCGCGAATGAGCGAGCGGTTCGCCCCGGTCGCGGTGGCGCTGAGCGGGGTGGCCGCGCGGCATCTGGGCTGGCGGCCGGACGAGTTCTGGCGCGCCACGCCCGTGGAACTCGCCACCGTGTTGGCGCCGCTGGTGTCCGAGGATGCGCCCGGGATCGATCGCGCGCTGGTCGAACGCATGATGGAGCAGGACCATGGATGATGAAATCGAAACGCTGCTGGTCGAAGTGCGCGCCGGGACGGACGGCTTCGCCCGCGACGTGGAACGGATGCGCGCCAGCGTGGACGGCAACCTGATCGCAGGCTTCAATCGTGCGGGCGATGTGCTGGAGCGCGGCCTGACCGGGGCGATCCGCAAGGGCAGCCTGGGATTCGACGACTTGAAACGCGTGGCGCTGGGCGCGCTGGACGCCATCGCGGCGCAATCGCTGAAAGGCCTGCTGGGCGGCGGGCTGAGCGCCGGACTGGGCGGAGGGCAGGCCGGCGCGGGCATCGATCTTGGCGGTCTGGCGGGATCGCTGCTGGGCCTGCCCGGCCGCGCGACCGGCGGCAATGTCGCGCCGGGGCGGGGCTATATGGTCGGCGAGCGCGGGCCGGAGGTCTTCGTGCCGACCAGCGCCGGACGGATCGAGCCGACCGCTTCTGCGGCGCGCGACGTTCGCGTCTCGATCAACCTTAGCGCCCCCGCCGGAACCGGCGCACCTCGATCCTTGCAACGCTCCTCCCGCCAAGTGGCAAGCGCGGTGCGGCGGGCTTTGCTGAGCTGAAGCAGGCCGAACCCCTCCACCGCCAATCCATTCTTCTGTTTTGAAAGGTCTACCCGATGCCATTCTGGCTCGCCGACAAACGCGATGGGCAGCAAAGCGACTGGATCCAGCGCTTCGATCCGCGTTTCTGGACCGTCAACTTCCCACGCCCGATGATGGCCAGCGTCATCTCCACCGCGCCTGACGCGCTGCGCCTCGATCTGGCGTTTTTGCGCAAGGCGGACCTGGCGGGCCTGATCTGGGAGAGCGAGGACCGGCTGGACCACCCCCTGCTTTCCTATGCGACGCAGCGGGACTATGCGCATGCCACGCTCACCTTTCGCTGGCGTTCGGCGGGGGTGATCGCGCTGGATGCCGTCAATGGCCCGACGTTGACCATCGAAGGCCGCGACCAGAGCGGGGCCGCGCGCACCTGGTACGTTCGGCTCTGGAACTATGCAGATGGCACGCCGGAAAAGGCGCTGGTCACGCTGCCATTCTCGGCGTTGGAGGGCGGCTTCGCGCTGCCTGCCGACGCCGATCCCGTCTGGCCCGGTGCGATCGACCGGCTGTTCATCTCCATCGCGCCGCCCGGCTATGAGGGGGCGAGCGCCGACCCCCTGCCCGCCGAGGTAGAAGGCTGGGTCGAGCTGACCGAAATCCGCTGCACCGGCGCGCGGGCGATGCTGGAGATCGGCGACGTCATGATCGCGCCGACCGGCCTTGCCATCGCCACCGGCTTCGATGACGAGGGCGTGCAGACCCCGGCCCGCCTGCTGCGCAACGTGCGCCAGCTCGGCTATCGCGGATCGGTGGTCCATTATGTGGGCATGAGCCACTATTTCCGGCTGGCTCAGGCCGATAGCGCGTTCTTGGCGGGCAGCACCGCCGATCCTTTGAACACGCCGACCCGCGCCTGGCACCTGGCGTTCTTTGCCGAGTGTGCGCGGCTGGGCTTCAGCCCGATCGCCTCGCTATCGTACGAAGTGCTGGCGCAACATTGCCCGCCCGCGTGGATGCAGCGCGATCTGGCGGGGCAACCGGCGCTGACCGGATGGAGTCCGCCGTCCTCGCTGCTCTCCCCGGCGAACGATCCGGCGATGGCTTGGCTGCAATCGGTCGCAACCGCCTTTGCCCAGTTGATGCGCGAGGCGGGGGTGCCGGTGCGCTTCCAGATCGGCGAGCCGTGGTGGTGGACCTTCGGCGATGGCCGTATCTGCCTCTACGATGATGCCGCCCGCGCCGCATTCGGGGGCGACCCACCCGCGATTCCGAACCTACGCGTACCGCTCACTGCTGCGCAAAAGGCACTGCTCGATGCGGCGGGAGCGCTGCTGGCGCAATCCACGGCCGCGGTGATCGGCGCCGTCCGCGCCGCCGTCGCGCCCCAGCCAGTGGAAGCGCTGCTGCTGGTCTTCACGCCCACCGTGCTGGACCCGGCGACACCCGAGGCCCTGCGCGCCAACCTGCCGACAGGCTGGGCCGCCCCCGCCTTCGACCGGCTGCAGGTGGAGGACTACGACTGGCTGACCACCGGGGCCGACGCCCACCGCCGCGCCGCCTACGCGCTGGTCGACGCGCGCCTGGGCTATCCGCCGCACGCGCAGGACTACTTCGCCGGCTTCGTCCTCAATCCCGCACAAAACGCGCAGTGGCGCGCGATCGATGCCGGGATCGACGAGGCGATCACGCGCCAGCCGCACGAAATCGTCGTCTGGGCGCTGCCCCAAGTCGCGCGCGACGGCTTCGTGCGCCACCCCGCCTCAGGAGACACCGACATGCAGGCCTTCGACGATGTGCCCTATCCCCTTGCGCTTGGTCGGGATGCCAGCGTCAGTCCCGAATTTTCGACCACGGTGGCGATGACCGCCTCCGGGTTCGAACGGCGCAACGCCTTGTGGTCCGACGCGCGGCTGCGCTTCGATGTAGGGCCTGGGGTGCGTTCCGAAACGGAGATGGGCACGCTGATCGCCTTCTTCCGCGCTCGTCGCGGACCGGCGCGCGGCTTTCGCCTGCGTGACCCGACCGATTTCAGCTCTTGCGCGATGACCGGCATGCCGACGATGGTGGACCAGATGCTGGGCCGCGGCGATGGCTTGCGCACCGCGTTCCCGCTGGTGAAGCGCTATGGCGTGGGCGAGGATGCGCAAGTCCGGCGGATCACCCGGCCGGATGCAGTGTCCGTGCTGGTCAGCGTCAACGGTGCGGCGGCCACAGGCTGGTCGATGGAACCGGGCGGCGTGATCCAGTTCGTCGCGCCCCCAGCCCCCGACGCGGTGGTGCGCGCCGGGTTCCTGTTCGACGTGCCGGTACGCTTCGCCGAGGATCGCCTCGACATCTCCGGCGCGGCCTTTGCCGCAGGCGAGGCCCCCAGCGTCCCCATCGTCGAAGTGCGGGAAGCGGCATGAGCCGGGTCTGGTTTCAGCAAGCGCTGGAAACCGTCGCCACGTTCTGGCGCATCCATCGCCGCGACGGGCTGACTTTCGGCTTCATCTCACACGGCCGCGACATGTGGCTGGAGGGCGTGCTCCACCGCGCGGCGCCCGGCATGGTCCCCTCCGCCATCCGCCGCAGTGGTGGGCTGGACGCTGACAGCGCCGAGGTTTCGGGCGTGCTGACTCATGACGGGATCAGCGCGCAAGATCTGGCGGCGGGCAAGTTCGACGGCGCTCGCGTGCGGATCGGCCTGGTCGACTGGGAAACGACCGAACGCGAAATCATCTGGGTCGGCACGCTGGGCAGCGTGACCCAGGAAGACGGCGGGTTCACCGCCGAGCTGGCCTCACGCAAGGTGGAACTGCTGCAGGACCAAGTGCCGCGCACCAGCCCGGCTTGCCGCGCGGTGTTCTGCGGGCCGGGCTGCCATCTCAACCCGGTATTCTTCACACACGAAGCGACGATCGCGAATGTCGACGCCGAGGACGGAACGCTGGGCCTGATCGCGCCCATTGCCCCCGAACGGCTGGCCGGAGGGACCTTGCGCTGGATCGACGGCGTGGATGCCGGAGAAACGATGCAGATCCGCCGCGTCGATGCCGAGGGTGCAGTGATCCTCGATCGCCCCACCTCCCACCCGGTCGAGGGCCAGCGCGTGATCGTGCGCGAGGGTTGCGACCATTCGCTCGGCACCTGCAGCACCCGCTTTGCCAACGCCGCCAATTTTCGGGGCGAGCCGTTCCTGCCGGGGAACGACCTGCTGGCGCGATACCCGGTGCCCGCGACATGACTGAAGCGACCATGACCGGGGAGGGCATGACCAGAAAAAATCTGGCCGCCGCGGCCGCACGCCTGGCCGGCACCCGCTTCGCGCCGCATGGACGTGATCCGGAGACCGGGGTGGATTGCCTGGGCCTGCTGCTCGCGGCGATGGCGGCCTGTGGCGAACGCCCGGCCCTTAGCGCGCACTACAGCGTGCGGCGGCGCGGTGAAGGCGATGCGCTGGCCACCGCCATGCGCCTGGGCCTGATCGACGCGAACGGCCCGGTCGAACCGGGAGACGTCCTGCTGGTCCGCTGCTCGCCGGTCCATGTCCATGTGCTGATCGCGCTGGGCGGCGACCGCTTCGTTCACGCGCACGCCGGGCTCGGCAAAGTGGTTGTCGGCGCCCGCGACCCGGATTGGCCGCTGCTGCGCCACTGGCGCTTGTCTCTTTCCGCTTGAGGATTTCGACCCATGGCTACCCTTGTCTTCAGTGCCGTCGGTACCGCGCTGGCCGGGCCGCTTGGCGGCGCGATCGGCGCCGTGGCGGGGCGCCAGTTCGACACCGCCTTGTTCGGCCCCGCCCGGCGGGGGCCGCGCCTGCGTGAGTTGGAAGTCACCCTTTCCAGCTACGGCCAGCCCATCCCCCGGGTCTTCGGCCGGATGCGCGTTCCCGGCGCGATCATCTGGGCTACCGAGCTTCAGGAGCATTCCGAAGTGACGGGCGGCAAGGGCCAGCCGGCGACCACGCGATACACTTACACCGCCAATCTTGCCGTGGCGCTTTCCAGTCGCCCGATCAAGGGACTCGGCCGCATCTGGGCGGACGGCAAGCTGTTGCGCGGCGCGGGCGGCGATCTCAAGGTCGGGGGAGTGTTACGGCTGTATACCGGCGGCGAGACGCAATTGCCCGATCCGCTGATCGCCGCGCAGGAGGGCGAAGCAGTGTGCCCGGCCTTTCGCGGCCTGGCTTACCTCGTTTTGGAGGGGCTGGAACTGTCCGATTTCGGCAACCGCGTTCCCTCTATGACGTTCGAGGTCATCGCCGATGAAGCAGTGCGACTGTCCGATCTGGCCGAAGACCTCGAAACTGCCATTATGGAAGACGACAGCCTGGGCGGCGTCACCGGCCTGGTTGTCGACGATGGTATCGCCAGCACGCTGTCCGAACTTGGACGGGTGTTCCCGATCACGCTGGATGCCGCCGGATCAATGCCGCGCCTGCGTATCCCTACACCCGCAGCGCCGATGCAGGACGCCGCGCTGCTGGATGCTCCGTCCATCGCCATGGAGGACGATAGCTTCGGCAGGCAAAGCGGAAGCCGCCGACACCGCGCCTCGGCCGGCAGCTCCGCGTCACCGGTCTTGCGCTTTTACGACATCGAGCGGGATTTCCTTCCCGGAACGCAACACGCCAGTGGTCGCGCTGTGATAGGACAACCCGAACTGATCGAGCTACCCGCTGCGCTTTCGCCCGCCCAGGCCCGCGTTCTGGTGGATCGGGTCGCGCAGGAGGCGGATGGCTTGCGTGATCGCCTGGCGTGGCGAACCACGACGCTGGATACGGCGATCTCGCCGGGTACGATGGTCCGCCTGCCCGATCAGCTGGGCCGCTGGCGGGTGGAAAGCTGGGAATGGCGTGAAAGCGGTGTGGAGCTGGAGCTTGTGCGCGTTCGCGTGGCCACGCCCGAGGCGTCCACCCCGCCGCCCGGCATGTTTCAATCCCCGATCGATGCCCCAGCCGCCAGCACAGCCCTCGTCGCGCTGGAATTGCCGTGGGATGCCACCTCCGGAATGGCCGATCGGCCCCGCCTTGCCGTCGCGGTCGGCGCGACGAGCGCCAACTGGCGCGGCGCGGCGCTCTACGTCGAACGGGAGGGCGGCCAGCTTCAGCCGCTCACCACAACGTCGCGGACCCGCGCGGTGCTGGGTGCGGCCCGGGACGTTCTCGCTACCGCCAGCCCTTTGCTGTTGGACCGGGCAAGCCATGTCACTATCGAACTCACCGCGCCGGACCAGATGCTCCGCCCTGCCGATCTCGCAGACCTCGATCGCGGGGCCAACATGGCCATCGTGGGGCAGGAGGTCCTCCAATTCCTCTTTGCCGAGCCGCTGGGCGGTGGACGATGGCGTCTTTCCGGGTTCCTGCGCGGCCTGGCCGGGACGCAAGGCGCCATCACCACACACGTCAGCGGGGAACCCTTCGCCCTGATTGACGAGCGCTTGACGATCATCGACAGCACGGCGGCGCAATGGGAGGGCGCATCACGTACGCTCGCCATCGGTCTGGGTGACGTGGCCCCCGCTTCCTCGCCTATTCTTCTGCCGGGCATCGCCCGTACTCCGCTGGCACCCGTCCATCCGCGGACCGTCCTCCTCGCGAATGGCGGGTTGCAACTGTCCTGGGCCCGACGCGCGCGTGGCAACTGGCGTTGGTGCGATGGTGTGGATGTCCCCCTTTGCGAAGAGGCCGAGCGCTACCGCGTCACGATCGAAAGCGATGGTGAAATCCATCGCGTCTGGATGACGACCGAACCGACCCTTCGGATTTCGTTCGAGGACCTCGCCGATCTCCGCCTCACGGCACCCGGCGGCGTCTTCCATGCTCGCCAGCAGGGCACCCACACGCTCTCCCCGCCCCTCATCCTCGCGCCTCTCCTATGACACCCACTCGCTCGCCCTTGGAGACTGAAATGTCCGACCCCGCCCTGTTTCCCTCCGTCACCCCGCGCCATGCCTTGCCCCTGCTTTTCACCTCGCAGGCGCAAAAGGAAGTTTTCCACAATGAGGCTCTGGCGCGGATCGACGCGCTACTGCATGCTGCGGTGGAAAGAAAAATCGACACGCCTCCCGCCGATGCTGAAAGCGGCAAGGCGTGGCTGGTCGGATCGGCACCCACCGGGGCATGGATCGGCCACGAGAATGAGATTGCCCTGCGCCAGTCCGGCCAGTGGATCTTTGCGACACCTGTCGCGGGCCTGCGGATCTTCGATCTCGCAGCAAAACAATTCGTCGTTTTTACAGACGCTTGGCAAAAAGCTGACGCAGTTGCGGAACCAACCGGCGGGTTAACTGTTGATAGCGAGGCTCGGGCCGCTATCGGAGCGCTGCTCTTGGCACTCCGGGCTGCCAGTGTCTTACCGTCCGTCTGACGGCAGTGAATGTAACAGGGGCTTTTTGTGGTGTTCGCAACGCAGTTTTGGCAATGCGAACAGTCTCATGGGGCTCAAAACGTGTCGTTATTGCAACAGTCGCTGTCAACGTGCGCTTGCGTGCGTTCAGGCGAAGGGTTAGACACCCAAATACTCGGTGGCTCCAAATCTCTGTATAGGGGAAATCTATGAGGAAACTCGTTATTGGCTTGGCGTTGGCAACTACTGCCATCGCCACGCCTTCGTTCGCACGTGACAATGCATGGTACATCGAAGGTGGCTTCGGTGCGATGATTGTCGAAGATACTCGTTTTGACATCGCTGGCGTAAGGGATGCCGGCACGCTGGACTCCAAGACCGGCTATGATGGTGGCGTTTCGATCGGTTACGACTTCGGTGCGTTCCGTCTTGAAGCAGAAGGCAGCTATCGTCGCGCCAAGGCTGACCAGTACAGCACCATTGCAGGCGCGAACTTCGCACCCGCAGGCGCCCCGGCTGGTACTTACGACGTACGCGGTCACAGCAGCGCACTCTCGGCGATGCTGAACGGCTTGCTGGACTTCGGTGCTGACGATGGCCTGCAGGGCTTCGTTGGTGGCGGTGTCGGCGTTGCTCGCATCCACCACGATGTGATCTACCCCGGCTTCACCGTGTTCGACGACAACGACACCGGTTTCGCATGGCAGGCCCTCGCCGGCGTGCGTGCACCGATCGGTCCGAACGTCGACATCGGCCTGAAGTATCGCTTCTTCAACGCTCCTAACGTTGACATGACTGGCGCGTTCGGCGCTCCGATTGAATCGCGTTGGCGCTCGCACTCGCTGCTGGGCACGATCGGCTACAACTTCGGCGGTGCCGAAGCTCCCCCGCCGCCCCCCCCCCCCGTCCCTCATCCCCATACCCCACACACCCACCCGACCACCATCTCCTACGCCACCTTCCGCTTTAACACAAACAAAAACCACACACACGCGCCAACG